ATAATCTTCTTCATTTTGCAAATCTATAAAATAAAAAATACGAGACTCAAACTTGAATCCCGTATTTTCCATTTACACAAAATATTTTATAGTGCCAGATATTGTGACTGTTATTCTGTATTCTTCTTTGTTTTCTGTAAAGAATTTTGTACTTAAATAAGTTAGTTTGTTTGTAGTTTCCATATAATTTTGATTTAAAATTTTACTCCCATTCTGTATAATAACTCTGGTCATTACTCTCATATTCTTCTGCCCATTCTTCGTCCGTAAAATCTGTGTGCAAGCATTCGTCACTGCAATAATAGGCTGCTCCTGCATCTATACAGTAGCCCTTACGCATCAGTCTGCCACACTCGGAGCATCGTCTACAAGTCCTGTCAGTATCCCACCAGTAGTCCGCAAAAGACTCTGCCACTACATCCTCGCTTGTCTTCTCATCCCATTCGTCAAGATAGAACGTTGCAAACTCGTTCAATTCCTGCTCATTAAAAAGTTCCTTGTCTGTGCCACTTACCGCCTTGGTCAGCCGGCTTAAAATTGATTCAATTGTCGTCATAGTTTAAATTTTATGAAAAATAAAATCTGCACACTCTCCAGGAAGTGTTCCTGCGTCATTGCAATGGTAGAATCCTTGTGTTTCTCAGTCCACATCCACCGCATAACCTTCTGCATTTCTCAAAAAAGCATCTATTTCCTGTATTTCTTCTTCAGACAGTCCTGAATAATCATCGTTTATCAGAGCACAAGCCCAATAAACCGGAAGCCTGTATCTTATCACTTCTATACTCATAGTTTCACCAGTCTGCAATGACAATCTTCAAATACAGGAACCATACCCTGTCCCCTGAAATAAGCAGTAGCTAACTTAAAAGCGTACAAGGGATTCACTTTCTCGATTTCCTGCGATGATTTTTGGAAAGATAACGGCTGACATATATAGAAATTTTCATTGCCAAGACTCCCAAAAAGCCAATCCATACTACCTTCATCACAATTAGTGCCACCCAGTATTATTAAATCACATCCGGTCTTCCGGGTTCCCAAAATAAATGCCTTGTTCCGGTTTTCAGGAAGCATAAATATTTCCTGATCAATAAGGAACCAGTCACTCTGGCAGCTTTCTACATCCCTGAGAACGATTTCACCAATCTTATAGGCATATTCTTTTTGTGTTTTCATGCTATTTCGTTTAATTGTCCAACATATACGTCTCCATTTTTATAATAAAGGCGGTCTTCATATTGATTGTTATGCAATTCCTCTCGTAACGCACTCTCATCGTCAGCCCAATATTCATATTCTTCATGCCAACTCTTAAAGAAATTGTCATAACATTGTCTCATCAAATCCGGCCAAGAAAAATCTTCCGGATAACTGTTCCATGTCTTGTAATATCGGATAATCGGATCTAAAATATCTTGGTCGTAGCATACTCCGGTTAAAGGACAGTTGTTATTCTCCAGCAATATTTTACTATGTCTGTCTTTATATTGGTATTTGCCATCTACATATTTGCCCTTGGAATAATACCTGCCTTTTGTGATATACGGCATAATATTATTATTGATATAGCGAAACAATAATTTGCCATGCAAATCGCTAAGACAAATGTCTTGGTCACAATCATACGGGTCTTCATAATACAGTAGGTCGTCAAACATAAAATCAAAACTATATCCGCTATAACCGACATTCCAGTCACAAGCTTCGGTATCTGTCAGCTTTTCAAAAGATTTCAATGACGCTTTATATTCAGAAGCATAACAATCCATACATCGTTCCATCACATTCCAGCGTTCACGCTCTATAATTTTCTTTTGTACGTTTTCTGATAGCTCATCAAAGCTAAACAGGGTTAGATTTATTGTTTTCATATTATCATTTGTTATTTTTGATTCAACCATTCTTTATATCCGACCTCAAAAGCTATCGGGTCATGTTTTCTAAGCATCCTGCCATAATACAGAGAGCGTGACCGGTCTTTACCGCCTATTATCCATTCTTCGGAAGACAAGCTGAGACCGATTCCATCCAGATATGACTCAAATGCTTTTCGGGTATCAGCACGCTGTTTCATATTCTTCCATATATTTTATATGCAGACTGAGGCAAACTTCCTTTGCTGTGTAAGTCCGGTAACTGTTTCCGAATATCTCTTCCGCTCCATAATAGGAAACCAAATCATATATTCTTGTAGCGACCGGACGAAGCAACCAGTCATTCCAAGTATCACCGACATAGGAACAAAACGACTTCAAATCATCTTTTGCCCAACCTGTCAAAAACATCTCACGCATATCTTCCTCGCTTATCCAACTGTATGAAAACTTGTTTGATTCATGAGGGTTGCGGTATATACATTGCCAGCTTTTTTCTTTGGTAATATATCTCACCAATAACCCATACTCAAAAAGGCTGGTAACTTTGTCACAATCCGTACCATGCCACACGGTTCTATCAAATTTCTTTGTTGCCATATTCAACTCTCCATTTTTAGTTTGCACCACTCACATCCTCGTCACCCGGCAGATAATCTATGATGTACGACAAGTGTCCGGCGAATACATCGTTCGGTTCAAATTCTACTACTTCTCTGCTTTCTTTGTCTCTTCCCTTTATTTTAAGCACATTGTTCACAATTTGAACTTCATATATCTCCACATCTGTCGGATTCAGAGATATACTATCCATGTTTACTGCTATGATTGGATATTCGGCTTCACCATCATATATATCCCATATATAGCAACCACCGACAGATTTGATGGCTGCTTTTAATTCACATTGTTCCTGTAACTTGATTTCTTCTATTAGTTTGTAAAAATCGGTATGCTTCATATCTTTCAATTTTAATCGTTTGTATTAAATCTATGTTTTCTTAACTTTGAAAATCCCAATCCGCTATTTCTATAAAATTATCGCTGGAAAAATCAAGCGGAGCATCAAGTACAATGGAGCAATATCTATTGACTCTCGCAGACGGTTCGATTACGGCAGGAATAGAATCATCATCATCTTGGTGTCGAATGTCATAAATATATTTTCCATCTGTACCGGATTTCATATCGATCCTTTCATCTACAATTATACCACTCACTGTTTCGCCGTTTGTCAATTCGATTAAAAAATATTCAGGTTCAAAATCATTATCATTAAATAAATCTACTAATGTTTTCATATTAATTATATTCATTTTCTTCGTTATACATCAAATCTTCTGCTACTCCGTTCGGGCATCGTTCATCAAACCAATGCCACACATCAAACTTTGAGGTTCCGGCTGGGAAATTGAGAAAGTCTTCTTCTATCTCATCATCATTGTTTACTGGAATATCGCCAAGTTTATCCCAGAGTTCTTGTAATTCTTTCAAAGTTCGTTTCATAGTTGTCTAAATCGCTTAATTTCCCATCAATAAATTCATCCACCAAATCGTAATAATCTCCATCAAATTTATAATCCTCATACTTCTCAGTAAACTCTTTTGCCCATACACGAATCATGGCAAAAGCCACATCACGACTCCAATCCTTAGTGTCTGTTAGACGGGATATAGCCTGTGATGAGATTTCCTGTAAATTGCGGATATATCCAAAAGTCATATTGTATGGCAATTTTCCAACTTCTATACACACATAATCACCACATTCAAACGCCCTTTCCATGTCCTTAAACCTCTCAATTGCAGCTTCGGATTCATCATCAGTCCGCACCCAATACAATTCTAACTCATGACTTATAACAGAGTTCCAAAGTGCTTCTGCGGCTTTTCTGGATAATCTTTTCCAAACAAATCCGTCACTAAATACTATCAAATCATCGGTTATCACTGTCTTTTTCATAATCATCTGATTTATCAATAAAATTCCAAAAATCCGTCACTATAAAATCTTCCCCACCAAATTCTGCAAGGGATTTCAATTCTTCCAATCCGTTGCAATAGAAAAAGATTGTATCATCCGTGGCTTCATCCACATTCTGTGATAATTTGATTCTCACTCTCTCGTCTTTCCCGTCTTCTTTCCAGACTATTTGGCATTCCGCATAATCCGGCTTTTTCTTCCGAACTTTACAAAACTGCCGATATTTGTTTTCCATATCGCATTTAACACCCTCTGTATCTGTCAGCATTGATTCATCCTTACAATTATTACAATACCCATACATAAAGGCTCCATCATGATAACTTACCACTTTTTCGGTATTCGGGTTAACAAGGGCTTCACACAAAACATCCGTGCTGCCACATTTTGTACATATTACTGCCATAATATTGGTTATTTGTCATTCTACATCGGTTATTTCATACTCTGCTACTTCCAACACATCCTGCACTATTTCCGGATAGTCAGTCGTATCTAACGAAGCATCTTGAACGTACGCTTCCGCTAATTTCTTGGCTTCTTCAAACGATTCGGCTTGTATATATAAGTCAAGCGTCAATGAAAACGGGTATAACATAGCTAATCGGTTATTCTGTAATAATAATCAAGTTCTTCTCCCTTAAAATTGTTCATGGCATACTCGTCAGCTTCTCGCCACAACCGGTCATACAATGCAGCCAGTTCACGATTGCTTTCATAATTCTGCCAGATTTTATGATTCAATACCAGCGTCAATTCTGTAAAGAACTTATAATCGTCTTTCCATTCGCTGAACGCACGTTTGTAGGTATCTTTGACACCTGCTATACCATACTTGTCGGCTATGCTGAAATCTTCCCAAAAGGTAGTTATCAGGTCATAGCCGTTCTCCTGCATAAATTCTCGAAATGTCATATCCTAACTATTTAAAGGCAATTCCATAATTACTCCAAAACTTTACTTGTTGAGACAAATTCCACGGCATAGTGTTGTATGCTTGAAAATATTCCCACTCGATTTTATCCTCAAAGCCGGGACAATGATGCTTGACGTAAGCATAAAACTCATCACGCTTCTGTTTTGCAAAATCATCCTCTTCTTCATCCAGCATGACAATTTTTGGTTTGTGTGCCTCCCGACATTGTTCTGCGGTCTGATAGAATCGCTGGAAGTATTCGGCATCATACTCGTTTCCACTATAATCAACGAAGGTAACTTCACCTCCATAGATTTCACAAACCCTTAAAGGTTTCCGTGTTGCTCTCTTTACCGGTCTTGAACCATCCCATAGCCAACCACAGAACTGTATGCCATCCCAGACAAGATGCGGTAGGTATCTTAAAGAGAAAGACTCTATATTCAACATCTCATATTGTACAGGATTAGTTTCTTGTGCTGCATCTTCAGCGGTGTTGTATATGGGCATGCTTGCCTTAAATTTTTCCTCTCCCAATTTGCTGCCAAACCAAAAGATGTGTTCGGTATCCACGTTGTTTCCACAAATACCGGTATCTTTTATTCTCATGCCACGATATTCCGCTTCACGAATCACTCCGTTTCTGTGCATAAATACCCTTGTTCCAAAGGAAAACGGGTAAACTGATACTTTTCTTTCCATATTGTTCTTGTTTATAGATTAAGATTTTGACTGATTATTTATTCCGGCAACGACAAGAATGTTTCAAGGTCGTTATGTGTTGTGCCTTTGTAGTTCTTTTCCCATGTTTCACGGACGCTTCCATTATGGCAAAACTCAAACTTATAGGTAAACATACCTTTCTCGATTCTTCCACAATTATTGCCGTTCCATATCACTTCAAGCCCTGTTTCTTCCAGACGCTTCTTAAAGGTTGCAATACGTTCGTCACGGATACGCACAAACTCTGCTTTATCCGCTTCCACAGTATCGAGATAATCGAACCATTGCTGGAGGCGTTTTTCGGTTGCTTTGCCGACTTTATTGGGAGCTTCCAACTCGCTATCGAATCCATCAACGTGCATTTCGTTCAACAAACGGAGGTTGTACGTTGTATCTCTGTATGAACCTGATATATAATACAACACCCCCGTTTTTATGTTTTCCAATGCCCAAAACGCAACTTCATGATGCCACATTGGAGGGTTTTCTGTCATTTTACCAAGTTCATGTGAATAGCTGTTTGCAGCGTATTTTTCTATCTTACACACTGTAACAAGACGGGTAAAACCGCTTACCTCCAGACCGGCATAGCGTTTTGCCTGGTTATCATAATCGTACACATTTTTCACTCTGAGGAAATCTTCACCGCACTCTGAACGGTGCTCGTTCCAAAACTTTTGCAGGTCTTCTGCTTTCAAATACATACTTTCCATAATTCCGTATTATTTATTTTACCAATTCAATTTTCCCGTAATAAGGATAAAAACAACCGTCTTGATAAACCGAATATCTGAGCGTTTTATCCTTTGCTTCATAGATGGAAACACAACCGCTGTTATAAGCGTTGGATAGTTCTTTTGCTACAAATCCACCTATTTGTTTATAGGTTTTAGGTGTGTCGGACTTGGGGCGACCACGATAAATAATTGCAGCACTAAATCTCTCATTTTGCAGCACAATATCCTTATTGTAAACCGCAGTCAGTTTCATTTTACACATACTATATCAGTTTTAGTTTTATTATCGAATAGATAAGGCTGGGAGTGAATTGTTACTCACCAAACCATTTTTACCACACATTAACTACATGCAATACATGATAGCTTGCATCACCTAATACAAGGATAACACAAGCGCATAGCTCGCCCAGTTAAGTACGATTCAAAAGCCCCTGACTTACTATGCGGATTGTGTTATTAAAGTAGGTAGGAAAATACGTGCTTCACAGCACAATGCAGTTAATGAAGTGCAGATGCAACGGGAATCGAACCCGTATAGCTGGAGGGACACCCCAATTTATCACCATGCAAGCACCTATGAAAAAGCACCCACAGAAATTTGTGAGTGCTTTTACAGATTGATTGGATTTCGAGAACTATTTCTTTACTTCTTTGTGTTCTTCTTTAACACCAAAGAATTTTCGTGCACTTGATGTATGTACCCAAACTCCGACCAGCATAATTGGCACGAATATTATAAGCATACCTATCACCGGATTCATTTCTTCTCTATCTTATTACCATCTTTGTCGTAACCATAGAATTTACGCCCCCACGGACTTTTGACGAAGATAGCAACCGCCATAATCATAACGAACATCATTAATAAATAAATTGTCGCATTCATTCTTTACCTCCTTTGCTATAATCTTTGATAAAACTTAGACCAAAAACCAACAGTACACCGCAAATAGCCATAGCTGTTACCACATACAACGACACATTGCTTTTGTCAGAAAACAACAAGGACAACAAAACAGTTGTCAGAACATACTTGGAAACATCTATCATATATTTGCCAAGTTCTTTAAACATTTCGTCCATACAAATGTAAAGTTTTTATTGTTAAACATCAAATTTCACGGCGAAATTATACAAATTCGCTTGTGTTTGTGCATATCAGTTCCCCGACAAACTGAAGCACGCCACACCCCTACATATCAGTGATATATACAGGCATTCGTGATATGCAGATACGCTTCAATCCTCTTTATCCATGAAGTTTTTTACGTCTTCATAGTCTGTGCCTGATACAAACAGTATTGCAATGAAGATAAATATCATTACTATAAACATACTTTATCCTTTCTTGTATATTATTAAAATTCAAAATCTACAATCACGCTTTTATCCCCACGGCAAAAATGTTCGTTGTTCACATCATTGAAATCATAATACGAATAACGCTTCAAAGAACGTTCGTATTCGCCCCTAACATATACTTTGCCGTTTGGGTGCAACCGGAAGAAGTCACCCACTTTTAATTGTTTTATTGTTTTCATACGTTTATTTTTATTTATCCGAACATTCAAACATCATCATACAGTCGTATTTTAATTCAAACGAATCCCTAACTTCTTTGTGAGTTCTTAAATACTTGTCCCACTCTTTGCACTCAAAGCGTGCCGTATTGGGTGGAAATGTTGCAACCACACAATTATCACTATTACGTACAAGCGTTTTATCTCCCTTTGGTAACATTACTTTTTTTGTATATTTTTTCTCCATAGTCAAATAATTTTAAATTGTTATACATTTGCGCATACCAACGCCCCGACACGTTGGAGTACACCACACCCGTAACACGAATGTTTGTAGTATGCAGATAGATACAATAAGGGGTGCAATTATCCATATAGATACATTACACCCTTACACGATTAGACACAATGATTCCACGATAAATTATAGTTTGAGTTCACCACGTTCTATTTTACCCTGCAAAAGTGCATCGAATACACGCATAACAGTAAAATTTTGGTTATACTCTTTCATTACTTTTTCGTACACTTTTTTTCCGTCTTTTAAAATGTATTCGCCTTTGTCGTTTTTCTTTGCGACTTTTGCCGGATAAAGCATTTTTGTACGTTCTTCATTCCAATAGCTTTCAGCCCAAAGCAATACGATATTTTTAAGTTCTATATCTTTAAAAGACAAACCCAAATATCCCTCAAAAGCATCTTTATAACCTTCCTTCCAGAACGAACGAATAGTTTTAATAACGCCGGATAAACTTTTTGTTTCTTTGTTTGCTTCACGAATTGATTTTAAAGCACTTACTTTTGAGTTTACAGACTGGTTTTTTACGTTTTTTGTTGCCATAGTTGTATAATTTTAATGTTATTAATTAGTTTTGTAGTGTGTTGGGAAAATTGCACCCAAGAATAACGCTACCTTTGCAAGCTCGTTTCACACTATCAATCAGGGCACAATACGCCTCTGATACCGCTGTTTTTATAGGACTTACATACGCGGTTAACATACCTATCCTCACCCATCGGTTTTTAGTCGAGTTGTCACGATAGGGTACAGTACACCCTAATGCTCAATACCTTTGTGAGCTTTCGATATAATTTGCCGTTATCAGTTGAAAAAAGTACATTATACTCAACACGTGTGTACATTTCGCACCTTATAACGTGTATTGTCGTTTCCTTAATAACGGGTTATATTGCCTCAATATGTCAATGAACTATTTGCACTTTTGAAAGTTCCTTACTCTTTCGTTTGGCTAATTCAACATTTTGTTTTGTTTTCGCTTTTGTTTCGGTTATTGTTTTTTGTTTCGTTGTTTGTTTCCTTAATCGAACACCTCAATGGTAATACGGCTTTTTTCATTTTCCAAACTTTTCAATAAAAAATTTTATTCGGTTGCTTTTCTCTTTCTTTTTATAATAGGTATATAAGGACTATTTTAACACTTTAAAACTTGTATTTAGCTGATTATTAGTTATTTATGTTTGAAATGTTAAATCTTATTTTTCGCTTTTCCTTAAAATAATGGTTTCTATTAATTTGTAAAATCAAAAGTTATTTTCTATTGTTATTAAATAACTATGTATCAATATATTACATTTATCTATTTCAAAACATAGTTACAAAATAACCATACTATTTTTATATTTGCTTTCAATCTATTACTACGAATGAAGAAAAACCGCTTAAAAAGTCTTATTTTGCTAAAAAAAAGACATTTTTATTTATTGTATTATATTGATTATCAATGCAGTAACAATTTTAAAAAGAATGAAGTGGGTACTTTGGCTGGTGCGGATTCAATATTTGTAGTAAACCCAAATTTTCAAGTCTCATTTTTAGCATATATTAAATCACTATAGTTACAAAATAACTATTATATATAAAGGGACATTTTTTCCGGAACCCCATTTTTCAAGTCTCGTTTTTTGGGGAGAAAAATACAACTGATATTGCCTCTCCCTCCAACTTATCCATAAATCAATATATCTCTCTGAATCCCTTTTTATCCATCAGAATAAAAACGAGTCATTTTAAAGCCCTGTATCGCATTTTATTATCTCGATAATACAAACATACCAGCAAGCCATAGAAAGTCCGTATACGCCAAAACAAAGACTATTTGAGGATATTTGATAGAAGGAACTGGGAAAATGATTTTTGAACCCCGATTTTTTTACTTATTTGTTCAGTTTTGGCGAGATTTTGGCTAAAAACTTACAAAAACCGGATTTTTAAGACATTTTGGGCTGTTATAAGAGCAAAAAATCTAACTTTGCCAGACAAAAACTTGATAACTGTGAGAACGAACCAAGAAATAAAAGACTATCTGAAATTCGTTGTTCCGAGCGATGAAGGAAACGAGTACGCCATTATCCAGTATTGCCTTTCCAACTTTGACTTGAAGATAAAATTCAAGAAGCTGGAACCGGATGGTCATACCCCTACCGTCACATTTGAACAATTCAGAAAATGGATTGAAAGGGAATATATATCTGCCAATTCATTCATCGCTATAATTTCCGGCCCGTACTCCGGCGTAACCGGAATCATCTCATCAGTCAAAAACGATTCCCTGATACTGGGAGCAGCCCTTATGAAAACCGGGGACTTGATTACGGATAAAATCTCAATCCCGTTCAAATCGGAAATCAGACAGGCAACCGAAGAGGAACAAGAAAATATCCTCCATTCCCTTTCGCTTGAAGGACTGGAGTGGAATAACGATTTTAATCGTGTTACAGAGCGTTTCGTTCCCCGTGAGTGCAATTATATTAGATTCAGGTCAAAAGTGTCTAAAAAGGGTGGAATCGGCGTTTTTCGGGCATTCTCTGAGGACGGGTGTGTTATCATGTATTGTGTCAAACTGGAAAACGAACCGATGAGACATTCTTTAAAGGACAATATCGGAAGGCAGGAAGAATACGACTTCTTTGTGGCCACGGAGATAGAGAGGAAAAATTTCAAGATAGAACTGGCAAAATCCGGAAAGGCTTGGAACGGATACCTCAAACGAATCGAACCAATCGACTTCAGAGTCAACAAAGGCGAATATTACTATTTCATCAACGATAAGTTTTCCCCCCTCCAGGGCACAGGATTCTTACAGTACACAAGACAAGCTGAAGTTCAACAGCGGAAATTATTTCAGGTCGCTGGAAGAAATCGAAGAAATGATCGACCTTATAAGCGAATTTAGAAAGGAACAGCTTGCGAGACCGAGAAAGAAGGATTAGGAGAACTGAGAAGGGGAATTGCAACATAACCCCTTGACTGAATCTCAAAACTTCAAATCGGACAAAAGGCCGGGGTGTGAGAGCTTTGTTTCTCCACCCCTTACTTTTCCGGCAGATTCCTTACCTGTACCTTCCCTTTCTGCTTGTGGTCGTATTTGTCCAGATAAACCCATATTCCCCGGAATGGCTCGAATCCGCTGCCGTAAAGCTTGTAGCGGTCTATAATCACGTCCAATAGCTGAGAGATAGTATCCCAGTCTTCCATGTCACCATTCTTGTACCCCATATCGGAAAGGAGTTTCGGTATTATCTCTATGGCTTGGCAATCCCGGTTCTCTCCTATCGAAATTCTGGGAAATCTATATCTCTCCAGTTTCTTGTAAAAGGGGTTCTCTTGTTTTCGGGCATTTTCAGCCTCTTCACGGAACTTTAATTGAATTTCGATCATCTTACCACCATCACTACAGATCGTCTCACCACGGGCTTTATTTTGGCTTCTAAACCAGAGTTTCGTTTCTTTGTCCATCTGAAGTTCCGGAAACATGAAGGAAAGAAGCTGGGGGTTGTCGTATTGCACTCTTCCTATCCTCAGAAGTTCCAAATCTCTCATGTACTCCACTACGAACTGGCGCATCTCATCCAATGTCACTTTTTCATCGACTGGGAAAGACTCTCTAAAATCCTCCTTTATCATTTCGATTTTTTCATCGTCTGAGAGTGAGATTAGGCTTTCATCGTAATTTTCGGAAACTGGGAGTGACATGAACTCTTCCCTTATCTCTTCCTCGGTTTTCTCTTTCCATTCCGAATAGTGGATTCCTACCCTGCACCCCCTGCTCTCGAAATACGGAAACAGATCTTCTATTTCCAATCTGGAGAGTTCTTCATCGTGTGAGAAATAATCTTCTTTCAATTCACTGAAGGTTTTCTTCAATTCCATCCATTTAGGGGTATCTCCTTCAGGGTACTCTTCCATCATGTCCCGGATAAGCATGTCGATGAATTTTTGATTTGGACTGGGAGTTTGGGAAACCTCGGATTGAACCGTTTCTTCTTCCTCTTTTTTGAAGCTGGGGATTGAAGGAGCGTCCGAATCCTTTTTTTCTGTTTTTTCAAAGCTGGGAGTGAAGGGGCTGCTTGAATCTTTTTCTTCAAAGCTGGGTGTTTGGGTTTGAACCTCGAATTGAAGATTTTTGGTTTCTCCTTCCCTCACACCCCTATCCTTATCCTTTGTAAAAAAGCTTACTTCGTAACCTTTTTTATCAAGCTTTTTAATATCTTCTTTTATCTCTTTTCTTTAAAATATTCTTTTAAGCTTATTATAATATTATTATATATATCTATATTACTTCCCGATTTCGGAAGGGTTTTGCCCTGAACCGTTCCTGATTTCGGAAAGGTTTCAGATAACCCTTCCTGATTTCGGAAAGGTTCGTCCAAAACCATACCTGTTTTCGGAAGGGTTAGGCTATTTTTACCATCGAACCCTTCCTGTTTTCGGAACGGTTTTAAAGAAACCATTCCCGATTTCGGAAGGGTTGGTTCATTTTCGCACTCTAACCTTTCCTGATTTCGGAAGGGTTCATCCATACCTTTCCGATTTCGGGTAGGGTTATATTTTCATCTTCAGAAACCTTTTCGATTTTCTGCACATATTTTTCTCTGATTGATAACAGACGACTTATTGCTTCATCCAGTTCTTGAATGAATCCGTCAGACCCTTCCGATTTCAGGTAGGGTTTACCGATAACCATTCCGATATAAGAAGGGTTCTCTGACAACCCTACCGATTTGTTACATGGTTCCATCAAAACCCTTCCGATTTCAGGTACGGTTTGTTCCTTTGTTGATATGGCAGTTTCCTTCAGTGCGTTTATTTCCTCTTCGGAAACATTGCTCAAAGCTTTCTGTTCTTTTACGAATTTATCATCGCAAAACTTGGATAAGGCTTCACGATTATTGGTTGCCTCCAGTATTCTTAAAGCAATATTGTATCCAGAAATATCCAGTGAACATTCCTTCTTGCATCCGGCTTTTGCGTCTGTGGACACCAATATACCAATCCTCTCCAGCCGATTTACACAAGCGGAAAAAGAATCGTTGCTCATTTTTAGTAGCTGTTTAAAAGTGGCTCGGCTCCATTTTGTATTATGACCAACGCTTTTATGATACTCCTGATTTAACAGGAGTACCAAAAGAGCCAATTCGTTTGCCTTGAATAGACAACTTGAATTAGGATGAATCTTTACGAATTTAGTATTCTGGATTTGTTGTGTCATGCGTTTTCGATTTTGTCGTTTACATAATAGAATAATAACTTACAGTTCACCATCGGTTTGTAAACTGTATATCCCAGTTCTCTGGCATACTTGCCGACTGTTACCCGATTAGGAACTTTTGTGCTATTCTCTAACATGTGTTGTTACATTTCCTCGAATGTCATACGCTTCTTTAATTTTACCATAATCTTGAATTTTAGTTGTTTATATTAATAATAGGTCACTGGAATTAGTTGTGTTTAGTGCTTTTTCAATATTAACATTCTTTATACATTCATCTTATCCAGTTCAGCAATCTGCTTCTGTATCTCGTTCATATTATCCTGAATGATCTTACAGTTCTCGTATTGCTCATGCTCTTTTGCATACTCCAGTACGAAAGAAAGCATCATATACGAGTTATGCAGGCTTCTTCTTTCAGCACATCTGGATTGGTATATGAGATACTTCGTATGGCTTACAAGATTCTTTATACGCTTGTCATAAATACTTGTTCTTATATACAGGAAAATCATCAATAAAGCACAACAAGCGATGGTTCCGATAAATATTAATTAATTCATTCATTGTTTGTTATTGTTTTGGTTATTGATCTCTTTATCATTTTGGCCATGTCTCATAAAACTAAATATATGCTTAATAACCTCTACACACCATCCGTTTCCACACTTTTTGTAGATTTGCGCATCTGACATATCTTTTATTTTTCCGTTGGGGAATTTGCCTTTCCATTCATACCACTCAGGAATGGTTTGCAATCTTGCGCATTCAATAGGAGTAAGTCTTCGTATGCAGAAATTATCTAACACAGCATGACTCCCACAACTCATGTTTGCCAAAACCGCAGGGGATATTCCTTGTGGATCATATATCCTGTTCTGTTGTCTTGGTTGTTTCCCAAATTCATTTGTTTTGTTCAACTGGATTACTTTTCTTTGAATTAAAAGATTGTTTTGCTCCCATGAATGAGAAGACAAAGTGGGTGTTTTCTCTTCAAAAATATTGCCTTTATTAAACCCTCTTTCTCTTTGTAAAATCAAATTGTCCTTCTCAACTGTGGTAAGGCAATTTGTTTTTCCATCATTTCTCGGTTCAAGTTGTTGGACATTTTTTCTTTGTTTGACAATCCCATCAGTCTCATGTCGGTTGTCGCATTCAGTGTATTTTAATTTTCTTCCTCTCATTGCAGCACAAATGCAATCTTTCTTATTCTCAATCTTTATCAAGTCACAGATTGCCATTGGTGGAGACTTGTTTCAATCCCGTGCTTCCCAGACTCTCGATGTACTTTTAGCCGTACACGATGCGCTGCTTGAAGCCGAGAAAAGACAGATTGAAATAATTATTGCAAACGGAAACCATGACAAGGTAAATCAAGAAGCCATTCGTGGGTATTGTCATGTATTCGACCAGCACGAGAATGTAGATGTGGTGGACGATTATTATATCGCAGGTTATCCCGGATTTGACCTGTTCATAATGGCTTATTTCCCTGAGAACGGTTCATTTACAGAAAGACTTCAGGATATTATTCAAAACAATTTATCCGAGACAAAGCAAAATATTCTATATATCCATGAAGGAATTAATGGGGCACTTGCACAATCTTCTGACAAGGAGCTTCCAGCCAAATTATTTGAACCGTTCGACAAGGTTCTGGTGGGGCATTACCACAACAGAACCAAAATCAAAGGAACTGTTATCGAATACATCGGTTCAAGCCGCCAGCATAATTTCGGAGAAGACGAGGATAAAGGCTACACCCTTCTTTACAGTGACGGTTCATACGAGTTTATAAAGAACCAGGTGAATATCCGTTATAAAACGCTGGATGTTCCCTTCTCAAAAGTAAACATCAGCCTTTACAATCAGCTTTCCGAAATAAAGAACGACAGCCGATATAAAGTAAAGGTTCGTATCCATTGTTCCGGTTCTGAAGCCTCTTTGATAGACAAGAACCTGCTCATTGAAGCCGGCGCAAACAAAGTAGAGATTGTAACGGAAGACATCGAAGAGACGGAAGTTGCAAAATCAAGCCTCTTTGAGAAATTCGACAACAAGCAGATCAAAAAGACCTACGAGGATTTTTGTGAAGAAAAAGAAATTGCCGACCCATCACTCGGTTTGTCTTACCTTTCTAAAATAGATTGATTATGTGGAAACTTAATGATATTCATGTTGAGAATTTATGTGCATTTAAGGAACTTGATTATACACTGGAACAGGGCGTAACGACTCTTGTATTCGGGAACAATCTGGACAACGATTCCCAGAAATCAAACGGTTCAGGAAAATCAGCCCTTATTGAAGCGATTGCAATCGGTATAGGCGGTACTCCGCTCCGTAAAATCAAGAACGAAGAGATTATCAATGATGCAGCCGATGGATGTTTTATCCGTCTCAGATTCCTAAGCGACAGCAGCACAGAAGAATTTATCGTTGAAAGAAAGATTTCCAGAAAATCAGCATCAGCGGTAAAGTGTTCCATTATTCGTGATGGCAGACCGGTGGAAACGGACGAGGCGGTACGTTCAAGCGTTAGCGAGTATGACAAGTATATCTTAGAGAAGCTGGGCATCAACAAAGATGAATTGTATAACAACTTCGTTCTTTCCAAACATAAGTTCCAAGATTTTCTTTCCTGTTCCGACAAGGACAAGAAAGAAATCATCAACCGGTTCTCAAACGGCATTCTCGTGGATAAGGCTATCGAAAAACTGGAAGAAGATATGATTCCTCTCCAGAGAGAATTAAACGAGGCCAATCTGAACGTGGCTAACATTGACGGACGTGTCAGTATGTTACAGGAACAGATTGAAGCAGAAGAAAATGCAAAAGAAGAAAGAGCTAAGACAAAGCTCCAGAAAATCGAAGAGAAAGAATCCCTGATCGTTTCAAAACGGGCTGAAATCAGAAAATGCAATGAAGAAATTGATTCGATAAACGCAGCCTTGGATCGTTTGGACAATGTAGATGGCAATCTCCAGACAATTGAGGAAGACGATAAAATTGCTCCCAACGAAGCGGTTGAAAGAATTGCGGCTCTTTTCAAGGAAGCTTCCATCACTGGGTTGTCGGATTGGAAACAAAATATTATAGAAAAGGAACAATCTATTTTGAGTCTCGAAAAGAAGCTGGAAGAAAATGGTGCGTCTATTTCAGTGGTTGAATCCCAGCTGAATGGTTTAAAGAATGATTATGACAATCTAAACGAAGACTACCAAAAATTCTCATCCAAATATCCGGACAGACTGAAAGAATATGACGACACGATCAATTCCCAGCAACAGGAAATCGTTTCGCTCACGGAATCCGTAAAGCAGAATATAAGAGCCAAACGAAATCTTAATGTCGCCATAGAGGAACTGAAGACCAAGTTGGCAGGAACAATCAAGTGCCCCAAATGCTCGCACGAGTTTCTTCTTTCAGACAAGGATTTTAATGTGAAAGAAGCGGAAAAGGAACTGGCCGGGAAAGAAAAGGCCGTTTCCGATCTTGATTCCCACATCAAAGAACAAAACAACTGTTTGGTTGAATATGAAAGCCGGATTGATAAAACCAAGTCTTTAAAAATCAAGTTAAGAGAAGAAAACACCGACTGGGAAGAAAAACTGTCTTCCGGCCAGTCCTCAATCAACAGGCTGAAATCGAAAATCAATGATCTTAACTTGTCTCAGAAAACAATCTCCGACAAGATTGCAATGATACAAGGCGATTTAAGTAATGTCAGAAAGAAAATTTTCGATGAAGCATTTGATCTGTTGGATGATGAGATTGGCAAAAAGGAACGTACAATCAAGAAACTGGAAGAAACGACTTCCGCTACGGAAGGTTCAATCGAGACTTTACAGCAGACTATCAAAGAACTGAAAGAATCGTCCGACACAGAGGTTATCGAATCACTCCGACTGTCACTAAAGGAATTTATGAAAAAGTCTACTAAAGCTGTTTCAGAAAGAAGCAAGATTGAAGGCAGACTGAACGCTTTAAAAGAACAAGAACAGCGTTTTGTAGAGTTCAAGACTTATCTGGCCAACACCAAGATCGAAGCTCTCAGCAAGATTACGAATGAGTTTTTGGAAAGCATCGGCAGCGACATACGGATTAAATTTTCCGGCTATACGATACTGAAAACAGGAAAACTGAGAGACAAAATCTCAATCTCCATCATCCGTGACGGTGTTGATTCGGGTTCATTCGGAAAACTGAGCGAAGGAGAAAAGGCTCGTGTCAATCTGGCTAATATCCTTGCAATGCACAAACTTATAAATGTAAACTGTGACGGTGATAAGGGACTTGACTTGCTGGTATTGGATGAGATACTTGAAGCGGTGGATGAAAATGGTCTGGCTAATATGTTCTCGGCCATCAACCATATCGGAGTTACCGCCCTTGTAGTAAGTCATGGAAACGTAGCTGAAAACTACCCTTACAAGTTGATTATTAACAAACAAAACGGAGAATCATACATTGATGAGAACCACTAAAAACGAAACGACCAACGATGAATTGACTAAGAAAGATATTTTGGCACTGGACATTGCCACACATACGGGATATTATTCGCTGCATGAAGGCGGTACGTGGAATTTCACAGAATCCAAAAGAAAGAATAATAACAAACAACACAAGGATTTCAGAGATACACTTATGGCCTTCATTCAGAAATACGACATCAAACAGATAGTCGCTGAAGATGTAAACGTGAACAATCACTTTACCGATATGCGGAAACTGTGTGAGTTCAGAGGCATACTGAAAGAAGTGTGTGACGAACTCGATTTGCCGGAACCGGAGTTTATCAATGTGGCTACACTCAAAAAATGGACTACCGGAGATGGCAGGGCAGACAAAAAGAAGATGATGGAGTTCTGCTATAAAAGATACGGCATTACTCCCATTGACGACAACCACAGTGACGCTATCTGTATATTTTATTATTACGCAAGAAAATATCGTTTAAACTAAAACCAATTATGAGTAAAGCAAGAAACGAAAGAAGAAAAAGACAGAGAGACGCAAGCAAGCATACAAACGTGCTTGCCGTACATCTCTCGGAGTTTTACGAGTTCCTATCCTCTTCCCCCAAACCTTCGGACGAAGCGGTAAGAGAAACGTTTATCCGGCACAGAAACGCTTGGCACAACTACTGCGCTTCACATAAATTGACTGAATCAGCTAAAGATTTATTTGTTATGAATGTGGAAAAGGCGTGGAAACGAAACCAAGACAAGCAAGCTGTCCAGTAAAATACATAGATGCGGAATCGGCGGCTCGCAGAACCGTTTTATTTGAAAAATACGTGATTCCACACAGGAACCTCGTATATAAGTTGTGTATCAAGTATACCGCAAACCCAGAAGACATCGATGATAACTATGTGGAAGTGCTCACCAACTTCTTCAAATATATCGAAACCTACGATCCTACAAAGTCAATACAGACGTGGCTTCATATCGTGACCAAAAGATATATCATCGATGCGGACTCAAAACGTTCACACATGAAGTTTTCCGACAATCTGAAAGTTTCGGATATAGGCGATACAATACTGGATGATGATGAGATCAATGCCAACTGCATGTCGGTTGAGAATTACAGGCAGTATTACAACGATGATATATTGGAAGCATTGGATTCGTTGGAACCGATTTACAAGGAAGCATTGCTCTTGCAACAGGCCGGATACAAATTGCACGAGATCATGAACATCACGTATAAAAGCGGTAGTCTTAAAACCAGAAACATAGAGACCGTAAAAAGCCGATTGTTTCTGGCTAAAAAGAAAATGAGAAAAATGATAAACCGAGATGGAGAAAAAAGAACAAATTAAGAATATCATTCTCGTTTTCTCTACTATTATGAAAAGTATGATTAACCCCTCTTTCAAGATCACAAATCCGGAAGGAGGGGTTACTCAGCAAACCATCGGGAAATGTCTGGATTTGCTTGAAGCCGACTTTGGCGATGCCATTAGTAGAGAAAGGTTAGTTGATTTTTGCGTATGTCAGGCGTACCGGGTATACAACACGGATTCCAGATATACCGACAAATGGGGCGTGAAACAATACTTCGGCAGCAAGGCCGTGGAATGCTTCATCCAGACGAACAAGAACCGGAAGTATTATGAGGACAAATGGCTGGGAGATAAAATGCCAAGAGCAAGGCTTCTCGCTCTCATTGCGGACAGACGGAAACATCCGCTATACAAATTCATCTTTCCCCAGTACGAGGAAAGCACCAAATCCAGAGCGTTGAATACGGACGTGGGGTACTATATATGCGGACAATCCACCCTACTATGGACTCCGTTTTCCGTCTCCTGCCAGCAATGTGCCAAAGCCGAAGCCTGTAAACAAAGAACCCGGCAAGCTTATCCTGAACTATATCGAATCAGAACTGAAGAATTTAATCAAAATGAAACCAAATAAATCCAACCCTTTAAGTTTAGATTTCCTCTTTGAGCTATACTATTGCGTAATGAAGTATGACAACGTATGTGCCGCAGTAGTGCAAAACATGAAAAAAGAATATCTGCCGGATAAATACTTTCAAGCGATAAACAAGGTCATAGCCAAGCATTATGAGACCTACAAGACACCGCCTTCCTACCCGGTCTTGTTGCAAGCCTTTGCCGGAGACTACGATGCCACGGAACTGATTAATACGTTTCAGGACTATGAAGGTGTCAGAAAAGTGGATTCCGTATTGGATATGCTGGAATCATACATCAAAAGCGTCCGGTTACAGTCCGTTTATGTAGAAGTCGGAAAGCTATACAACCAGAACGAACAGGAAAAGGCTCAGAACAAACTGATGGAATATGCGGAATGGCTCGGTCAGTTCACACTAAAAGCAAGTCAGTTCGTGGATATTACCAAGACATTCACCCAGCGTTTCCTACAGAACCGACAAAGGGAGAATGAGAACAAGAACTCACGGCTTGCACAGGTGACACGTTTCTTCATTGACGATATAGACGAACTGAACGATGGAAGAAATCTCAGAGGACAGCTTACCTGTTTCCTTGCCAGTACGGGCGTGGGAAAGTCGCATATCGCACGTCATGTCGGAGTAAGGGCTATGGTGGACGATGGACTGAACGTGCTTCATTTCCAGTTGGAGGGTTCTGAGGAAGAAGTGGTAGATGCTTATTCCGGAGCTTTGATATGCAAGAACTCGTTTCTTTTTGAGAAAGGAAAAATCTCAGATACGGAAATGAGGATTTTTGAGGAACAGATGAAAGCCTATACCGGAAGTATTATTGTAAGGGCCTTTCCCAGATTCAACAACAACGTATCAACCGTCGATATTCAGAGTGGTATTGCCGAATATCGCAAGATACATGGTTACAATCCCGACATCGTGATTGTGGATTCGATGGACTTGCTTACCGATTCAAGCGGAAGAAACTGGGGAGCTGACCATGAACGTGCCAAACGTATCGTAGTGGCAAACGATTTGAAAGACTTGGCCAACGATGAGAATGTCTGGATGGTCGTTACCTATCAGGCGACCATCGAGAACAGGGATTGGCTCAACGATGAGAAAAATGTTCTGACCGAATACAACTGTTCTGAAGCAAAGGGGCTTTCCAGACCACTTACCCATCTGATTACGCTGAACCAATCCGAAGCGGAAAGAAAAGAGGATACGATGCGTCTGCATATCGCAAAGTCCCGATTCTTTAGCAAAGGAGACACGTTCAAGATTGCCACTGACTATGCAAACGAAGTGTTCTATGATGCAAGAAGAACCATGAGCTTGAAGGCCCGGTCTGCCTCATAAAGAGGTAAAAATGTCTATAACTGAAGAATGTTATAGGCATTTTCTTGTTTTGTACCAATTAATATAATATTTTTGCACCAATTTACGTGACTACAATATAGCCGATTAAGCTAAAATATTTAACCAAGACTGTATACATGGATTTAACCAAAGCAGAGAAAGATTATCTCATCAAGGAAATAAGTCTGGAACTGGGAGCAAAATTCGATGGAAGCCATAAGAATCTTATTGTTCCGAAATGTCCCCATTGTGGAAAAGAAAATAAATACGGAATTTATGTAGGCAAGGAAACGGAGCGGAAAAAGCCGTTTATGTCACATTGTTTCAGTTGCGGCTTTTCTACGATAACATTGGAACAGCTACTTGAAACGATCGGAAGACCGGATTTGATGGTTGCTGAGACAGCCGATTTGGAAATCAAACTGGATACACAACTCCTTTTCCGCATTGATGGCGAGGAAGAGATTGATGATTCATTAAGCATCATAGAACTCCCGGAATGTTACAAGCGTTGTTATACCAATTCGTACTTGAAATCCAGAGGCTTTACTTTTGATGATTATGAGTATTTTCCGGTCGGTACGACAAGAGGGTTGAATTTCAAGTTCAACGACTATGTGATATTCCCGATCATTGACGATGGCGATACCGTTGGCTATGTTTCCCGTCATATCTGGTCAAAGGACGAGATAGACCGGCATAACTGCAAGGCAAAGATTAACGGGGAATACAGGATTCTGCGCTACAGGAACTCGACAGAAAACGATTTTGTGAAACTCCTGTACAACTATGATGCGGTCATTGAAGATGAGACCGACACGGTTATCATAGTGGAAGGAATCTTCGATGTCATTGCCCTGACACGGAAACTGGAGTTGTATGACAACCCTCACGTAGCCGTTGTAGCGACTTTCGGAAAGAAGATTTCCCAGATACAGATATACAAGCTGCAATGCAAAGGGGTGAAAACCGTTGTGCTTGGGTATGACTCGGATGCAACGGAAGCTATAAACAAGGCAGCGAGCACCCTTAATGAATATTTCAACGTATTCATTGCCAAAATTGACGCAGAGAATGGGAAAGACTGGGATGAAATGTCGTTTTGGGAAATCTACGATACCTTCTCCCAGAACTTGCTCTCCCCTATTGAATTTAAATTAAATACACTTTAACCAATGGAAGAATTAACAGAGTGGCTTGATGCCAATAAAATATCATTTAAAATGATAGACAACGAAGTCATAGAGATCGAGGACTTCGGCAAAATGTTTTTGGCCGACCTTAGCGGTGTAAAATCCATCTTTAAGGTAAAGGATGATGAAGTGTCTTTCAATCTCATGGAAGATCCTTCAGTTCTGATGGAAGAAGACATCTATTATGTCGCATTCAAGTTCGGTGACAACTGGTATTATTATGATTTGAGGGAAGAGTTCAAATTCAACATATTGAAATATATAGGCAAACGACAGGCTGTAAAGACCGATATTCCCTTTGTCAACCTGGGAGTGCATACCCCTTATGAATTATTGAACGGCTCAGGGGATTTGGGTTTATGGGTCAAGAAAGCCAAATATCTCGGTCATACGGCTATCGGAATCTGTGATCGCAATACGATGGCGGCAACCTTCAATCTACAAAAGGAATGTGACAAGGCCGGGATAAAACACGTATTCGGCTATTCGTTCACTCTACAGTTCTATGATGAGAAAGTGGATATGAAGGTATATTCCCTATCGCAAAAAGGGCTTCGCAATCTTCTTCGCATTCAAAAGGAAATCATGGTGGATTCAGAAGAGAACGTACTGACGCTTTCCCAGCTTTTGACTCATGGCGAAGGAAACGTATTGGTATTCGGTAAACTTTCTTCGTACTGGATGAAAAAGAACATGAATGTCATAAAAGAACTGGAAAGAACATTTGATATGATGTTCTATCAGGTTGATCTAAGCGAATACAAGGCAGAGAGAATTGATATTGAAATTCTTAATGCCACCAAGTTCTATTTCGATAACTTTTTCTTGGAGGACGAGGGAATATTTGAGGTGGAACCGATTCTTATCTGTGACAACTACTATCTTGATAAGGACGATGCGAAGAACAAGATTATTCTGAACAAGATTGCAACAAAGGCGGCTCACAACCAGAGTGACGACCAGTATTTCAAGGATATAGACGAGCATTTGGCAATGTTTCAGTCTATATTTGATTCTGAGAAATGGGATGCGGAAGCCCTCTTGGAACTTATGTGCCAGCCGACCGTGGAAATAGCGGAAAAAGCTACGGCACGATTTGAGACAGGAAAAATGTTCATGCCGGAATACATCATGCTCCCGGATGAAATAAATAAATATGGAGACAGACATACCATGTTTTTAGAATTATTGGAAGAAGGATTGATTTCTAAAATACCAGTGGAAGAACATGAGAGGTATCGCAAAAGACTTGAAGAAGAAATATATATCATCGAATCCACCAACAATGTGGATTATTTTCTTGTACAGTGGGATATGGTCAACGAAGCAAGAAAACGAGGAATCGTTACGGGTATCGGTCGTGGCTCGGCAGGAGGCTCCTTAGTATCTTATCTGCTTGGCATTATTTCTATTGACCCGTTAAAATATGATTTGATCTTCAGCCGATTCTTAGTACCGGAACGATGCGGACTCCAATGGAATGACAATACCACTATCATAGGAGAAGACATAGATATTCTCTCCGGTGAAGATTATGTGGAATTAGAACTGGAAGGCAAAACACTAAAGGTTTCAAGGGATGCCGAAATCAGAGTAAAACGTGATGATGAAGAAATGACCGTGTATGCCGATGAATTACAGCCTGAAGACGACATTATATTTGACAATAAGGATTTAATCTGGACTTTAAACGAAATTCAATAATACATCAAATCTTGACAAATGAAAGTTTTAAACGTAAAATTAAAGAAAGCCAAAGAGACAACGTCAGTCGTTGATCTTTTTGTCGGAAAGGGATTAAAGAGGGGCGGTCATTCCGCCCTTCCGTGAGCCGGATATAGATGTAGACTATGCTTCCGACCGGAGACAGGAAATGAAAGAGTATTTGGAAGAGAGATATAATATCAATGGTAAACAACGTGTATTCTCTGCCGGAACCTTTACCACTTTGAAGTTAAAGGCTATTTTAAAGGATGTGGCGAGGGTTCATAGGGTTCCGCACGCCATTGTAAACTATATCACTGCAATCTTTGAAGACGACAAAATGGACTGGACAGACCTGTTCAAAGTAGCTGCGACAAACAAAAAGGTAAACAAGTTCATCCAAGACTATCCTATGGTCATTGAAGACATTCGGACATTGATGGGGCAACCCAAGGCTTCATCCATTCATGCTTCAGCTATCATTGTTACTCCGGAAACAAGAAATGACGAAAAAGACGTGGAATGTTTCGATTTCCTTCCTATACGAAAAATGGATGGACTATTGGTATCGGAGTTCGATGGATATGCAGCGGATGAAATTGGATTGTTAAAAGAAGACGTATTGGCAACCAAGGAATTGTCAAAACTAAGCTCCATTATCAATATTGTAAACAAAGAATACAACAAGCATTATTCCATTGAAAGTATTACTCAAAATGAACTTAACGATCCGAAGACATACAAAATCCTTTCAGACGGATATACCCAGAATGTCTTCCAATTCGCTTCCCGTGGTATTACAAAATTTATTATGGAAGTAAAGCCTGATAATATTGAAGATCTTATTGCTATCAATGCCTTATATCGTCCGGCAACGCTTGAAATCGGGGCGACTGACGATTATGTGCGATATAAACACAATGAAGCGACTCCGGTATATAATTATGGAACGTATGAGGCAACCAAAAATACTTTCGGTATTATGTGCTACCAAGAACAATATATGTTGGTTGCTCATACTTTAGCCGGATTTGACTTGGGGAAAACAGACTATTTGCGTAAGGCTATCGGTAAAAAGAAGGCAGACTTAATGGCTACATTAAAAGACGATTTTATTAAAGGAGCTGTTGCAAACGGATGTCCGGATTATGAGGCAGAAGACATTTGGCACAAAATTGAAACAGCAGGAAAGTATAGCTTCAACCGCTCCCACGCAGCAGCTTACGCATTAACGGCCTATTGTGGAGCATGGCTAAAGGCCAACTATCCTTCAGCATTCTATACCATCGCCCTCCAGTGGGCAGACGACAAGGAAATACCTTCTCTCATGTCGGAAATGGAACAATGCAGCAAGGCTAAAATCGTGCATCCGGATATTAACGTTTCCGATGTGCAATTCTTTACCGACTACCAGAATGATGAAATTTTCTGGTCACTTACACGAATCAAGATGGTTGGTGTCAAGACCGTTGAATACATAGTGGAAGAGCGTCAGAAGAACGGGGCATTTACATCCATCGAGAATTTCATCCACCGCATATTCAAGTACAAACTTAAAAAGTACGAATACTGGGATGACCCCGATAACGAGGAAGAAGCAAGAAAAGTTCCAGTAAATGCCCGGCACGTGAAACATCTTATTCTGGCAGGATGCTTCGATAAGATTGAAAACGTCAAGTCGCTTCCGGAAAGACACAGGATTCTTTGTGTAGCAGCCAAAGAATTGGGGTTTGATCTGAAAGAAGAGGATTTCCCATCCGACATGACAGACAAACACTATTTCTGGTCAATGCTTCAGATCGAGGTATCAGGTATCGGTTCCGTTGATTACAGGAGAATATATGACAATTCGGAAGCCAAGCAGCATATAAGGGGAAGAGCTCCCTATATGACAATCAAGGATGCTTTTCTTAAAGAAAGCGAAGGTAAACGGATAGCCGTATGCGCAACCGTTCTGGAACATGACGAAGTGGAATATCAGGACAAGAAAACAGGCGAGAAGAAAACTTTCTGCAAACTGAAACTGCAACAGAATAACGATATTATCGAACTGGTGATGTGGGATAATTTCTACAAGGCGAACCGTGATAAAATTATTCAGTCAAAGAACAAAATGATTATCGTGTCAGCTATAATTAAATACAGTGACTATTCCGGTTGTCATTGCTTGCAGACATACAAGTCTTCCATGCTGTTCAATGTCTGAGAATTGTAATCAAGTGAATTACTAACCATATAAAATTAAACAACATGCTTATAGAAAGAGAAACTGAATGAAACCTGTAATTATTGCCATCGTTGGAAGATCGGGAAGCGGTAAAACCTATATGGCCGAGTTCCTTAGAAAGAAAATGAACATTCCGACTATCGTGTCATACACGACCAGACGTAAAAGACCCGGTGAAACCAATGGTGTGGAACATTTCTTTATTGGAAGCGAACAAGTGCCGGAAGGGGGCGATATGCTGGCATACACGGTATTCGGAGGTGAACAGTATTTTGCTCTTCACAGTCAGGTTCCCAAAGATGGGATTTGCACCTATGTGATTGACGAAGCAGGGCTGGAATGTCTTGTCAAGGATTTCGGAGACAGGTATCTCATTGTTCCTGTCGCAGTGAAATGCTCGGAAGAAACGCTCATTAAAAGAGGGATCGAGCCGGACAGATTAGCGAGGGACAAAAGACGTATTCACATAAACGATAGTTTTTATGATTGTATCATCATCAATGATGGGACAATAGAAGAATTTGAGAATAAAATATTAAGTGAAATCAATAAATTATAAACCAAAACTTTAATTATGGCAACACCAAAAAGCGAACCGACCGTTTTTGTCGGGATTGTACTCGATTTTGAAACCGGGGATTTAGACCCACAAAACGGAGCTTGTACCCAGATCGCTATGAAAGCGGTACGGCTCGATACATGGGAGGTTATAGACACTTACATGAATTATATCTACCCCTATAAACACAAGAGCGATATTTTGGGCAAGACACGAAAGAAGGTTCTGAAAAACAAAAGAGAAATCGAGGAAGAGGAAGGGCAACTGATGAAATATGAGGAAGCTGCTCTTACCTACTCGGATATTTCAATGGATATGTTGTATGAAAAAGGAGTTGATGTCGAACAGGTGGCAAGTGACGTGATTGATTTCGCAACAAGAAACACCCTTTCCAAATCAAAGACCGCAAAGCCGTTTCTTATCGGGCAGAACATTGTTTTTGACTGCGGTTTCCTTCAGCAACTTATGGCCTATGGAGGCAAACTGAAGGAATTTGCCAAGGTTTTTGCCGGAATCACTGACTTTTGGGGGAACTTCCAGCCTCATTATGTAGACACGATAGACTTAGGCAAGCTCACATTTGCCGGTGATCCGGAAGTGACATCGTACAAACTGGAACTGCTGGCAGAACGACTCGGTATCGAATTGGACGATGCCCATGATGCGGATGCGGATATTACCGCTACTCTTAACGTGGCAATCGTCTGTTCCAACCGACTGAGAAATTCAGACGGATCATCTACGGGTGCAGGACTTCAGAAAAAGGAAAAATCAAGAACACACTTTAAAATCTAAATGTATGACGGAAGAAAATGAAACCGTATCGTTCAGAAAAGACGAAAGGATGAGATACGGGGTTCTCGGATATGACGGAAACGAGATGATGGCGGCTATTACCGGATACGATCTGGATGTGTCTTTCAATATGCGTCTTATCAACTCGCTGGCAGATGCGGAAGCCTGTGCCGATGCTTTGGCCGATGTCTTTTACCAAGCCCTGATGGAGCAACTTATCTCCCTGAAACCCGATATAGCGAAAGAACAGATGGCGGCTGTGACCAGTGGAAAAGAACAAACCGATACATAACAAACACCCTATTCTTAATAAAAGCCCGACATGACACAATCTGTTCTATGTTGGGCTTTAATAATATCAATTCTATGAAAAAGGAAAATAAGGTATCTGCGTCCGAGATGCTAAAGAACGAACTGGGACTGACGAAAGCGGAAAGCCTGTTCTGCGACCTGTATATAAACGGTGGAAGGGAATTTGCAGGACAGCACTGTAAATGCTATAGGGAAGCATTTCAGGATTCCGGTTCTGGTGTCAGTCTAAAAAGCAGGCGGCTGCTTGGCAAACCCCATATCTCGGAACGTATCAAGAAATTAAGTGAACAACAGCAAACCGATACGGAGGCTATCGCTGTAAAGTTACAAGTTACCGAAACTCTCAAAGCGGTGATGGAAGAAACTTCCACCGCCAAATACAAGGACAAATGGGGAATGGACTTGTCCCCGGCTCCACTTCGGGCCGTGGCGGTCAATGCGGCAAAAGCACTGATGGATCTGTACCCGATCAAACACGCCCAGGAAGCAAAACTGAAGATCGAAGGAGGTGGCGATAATGGTATCATCTTTAATGTTATAGTTCCTCAGAAAGAAAACAATGGAGAAGAAGAAAGGCACGAAAGCTAAACAAACGGAAAGAAATGTTTACATGGCCATCATAATCATTCTGGCATTATACGGACTGAGGGATTCGGAAGCGGCGGTCAGGCTGATAGAGTCCGTTTCCAAAGCATTGTCAGTCCTTCTAACGCTTGAATGACCTATGCCACAAATCAGAACATTCATAAGCGACAATATCAAATCCCTTACGATTGTCGCTTCTTTCCTGATTTCGATGTACGTCCAACACCTCAATAATACCGCCAGAATAGATTCACTGGCAGACAGGTGTGATCGTATTGAATCCAAACTGGAAGACCAATATCAGAAGATTGATGCAATCAAGGTGGATAAGACCGTATTTGAAGCTACCATGCAACAGTTTACGTCCATGCAGGACGATTTAAAAGAGATGAGAAGGGATATTAAGGAAATCTTGAAAAATTCCCGATAAGCCGCCAAAAAGAACCGCATTTGCTTTGTGGTTCTTTTTTTTATTGTTATTTTTGTCGAGTGTTTATAATAAAAATTAACCCGCAAAATAACAAACTAAATATGCGATAATATACAGAGTAAATTATAACCAAAAACCGATAACATATTGAAGATAAAAACCTTTATTATGACTCTGTTCTTCTTTTCTATTACAGTAGAGCCGGCTTGTAACAGTACCGCTTCTATTCCAAAATATAAAACGGAAAATAAAATTTCCAAATTTGACATGGCGGTAGAACTGATTAAGCAAAAAGAAGGATGGCATGACCGGCGACACAAATACTATGTCGGATACGGTCACAGATTATTGAAAAGTGACACTTTCAATCACGATATTTCTGAAGAGTTTGCTGATTCTCTTCTAAGAAAAGACCTACTACAAAAATGCAGCGTGTTCAGAAAATATGGAAAGGATTCTTTGATTCTTGGAGTGTTGGCTTATAATGTAGGAGAATATAATATCTTAGGATATAAAAACAAACCAGCCAGCCGGCTTATACGAAAAATAAGAAGCGGAAACAGGGATTTCTATAAAGAATACGTTTCATTTTGCAGATATAAAAATAAAGTGATTCCCTCTATCAGACAAAGGAGAAAGGATGAGTTTGAACTTCTATACGTTAAATAAACAAACCGATGATTAATCAGATAATTGAAATTGTTGATTCAAAAGAATTAAGGGAATTAAAACTGGAAGGATTGATTGGTCGAATGGGGCGTATCATCGAATCGCTTGACCAATCGCAAAGAAAGAATCCGGGATACATTGTAGAATTTACAGAGCCGTTTCAAGAAGAAGATGAATGGTTCATTCCCAGTCAGTCAATCAAAACTTTATAATTTACATAACAATGGAAAAATTTGTAAGAGTAGAATGTATCGAGGCCGAGAAAATGACCAAGAAAGAGTTTATGAAAAAGATGCTTGGGAAAGAAGAGGATTCGCTGGAAGAAGGCTATCTTATCAAAGATGAATCCGGGCACATGGGGTGGATCAGCCAATCTGATTTCGAAAAGAAGAAATACATGTCCTGCAATGCACTTCCTTACCCCCTCGCCTACTACATGCTTCAGGAAAAGAAAGCCGGTTATATCAGGATGCCACAGTGGAAAGAGGATGTGAAGATAAAAGCGCAATTCCCGGACGAGCATAGCAAAATGACGCACCCGTATACCTATGTCGAATCAAGATTCGGTAATTGTCCGCACAAGACGACCGTTGTGGAGGAATGGGCAAAAAACTGGCAACTGGCTCCTGAAGGGTTTGTTACCAGTTGCGTGGGATGTATAACCCAAGAAGGAGTGTTTATACCAAAGGCTGATGAATAAATACTCCTTCTTGATTATCGCTGTTCTTTCAGGTATCACAATCTCACTTCTAAGATCACGCCAAAGACTCATCGAAGAAAAAGACAGTTATAAGTCCAATACTGAAGCTCTTATGTCGGAAGTCCGGCGAATACAGGCTGATTCTTCAACGATGGCACTGGACATCAAAACACTAACCATGTCTTTGGATGAATACAAACGGTTCAGGGCTGAAGATGAAGAAAAAATAAAGAAACTGGGGATAAGAATAAAGGATCTGGAAGCGACAGCGAAACACAATGTGGAAGTGGACGCTCCCATTGATGCGGAAATAAAGGACAGTGTGATGATAAGAGATACCGTTCCAGTTTTCTTAAAGGCTGTAAGGATGGATACCCCGTATTTGAAAATCAACGGGATTATTGAGAACGACAGGCTGACGGGGAAAATCAATCTGCCTGTTACTCTTAATCAGGCGTTCTGGATCGAATACAAGCACAAGTTCCTTTGGTGGAGATGGAAAGTGAAAGCGATACACCAGACTATTTCAAGTGACAATCCATACGTGGAAATCAAATATTCAGAGTATATAAAAATCAAAGACTAAAAACTATGTTTTCAAAATTAAGTGGGCGAACCAAAACCCAAGAGATCGAAAAACCTCAGTCATTTGCAAGCCAACTGGCAGAAGCAACCAAACTTTTTACCGATGCGGTAAGCAAGCTAAAGAATATCAGTAGCGGAGTTTCAAAGAAAATGGAAGAAAACGATGCAAAAATTAAAAGCCTGTCTGTGGAAAATATCGCTCTTCAAGAACTTAAAAACAAAGCGGACAAACAAGCGGAACAGCTTAACCGATTGATCCAGTCATAAGCCGTCCAATATGGAACAGCAAATATGGGACAGGCGTTGGGAAAACGGATATTGTTTTCCTTTTCGGAACGCAGAAACAGGACGGTATTATGCAAGAGATATTTATGACGGTTCCATTATTCCGACCTCTTACAGCAAAAGTCTGAGGGAACTTAGAAGAAAGGTCAGAGGATATGTTTCTGAAAACCTGAAACAGAGAGAGGCAGCATTTTGACTGCCTCTTTTTTAATCCAAAGATGTAATTAAATCAAAAAAAAGAGCATTCTTCACAGATAGCTCTTTTTTGATATGAAAAATCTCATAAAATTTGTATAATTCAGAACAAAGCCGTTTCTTTGATGAAAATACTTGGCCCAAAGTCTTAACTATGAAAAAAGCCTTGATTATGAAGGAACAAATCGGAATACGTTTCCGTTTTTCCAAGAAGCGGAGACGTCCGTTTCATCTTTTTGCCTTATCCGTCTTTTTATTCTGAAAAGCGAAGACAGATCTCTTTAGTCTAAGGAAAACGTTTTCGAATTGTACAATCGAAAATTCAGAGTAAGAAGAGACTTCTATTCTTCCTCGTATTCATCAATTCGGGCAAAAAAGTTCATGGCGGCTTTCCTAAACATTTCTTTGCTCCGGTAAAAGCCGGTGTTTATCACTTTCTTACGTAAGAATTTCCATAAACGCTCTATAAGGTTTAAATTTGGAGAATACGCGGGTAAGAACAACTGAACGATTTTTGTGCCTTGATCCATTCCTGCAAATCTTTGTTCCTATAATATTGGCATTGTCGGATATGATATATATAATGGATACCTCGGGGTGTTTTATCAAGGCCTTCTCATACAATGCTTTTGTAGATAGGGCATTGACACTGTCACAATCATGGGCTATCACATCTGTCACGTCATAAGCATTGAGCAAACCGTTGATGTTCACACGGTCACGTCCACTTACGATCGGCTGAGGAAACTCTTCCTCTTTCTCGATCCAAGCATACGTGGAACGGCTATTATGGGTAGGATACACGCCATCCGCGTAATAGACAATGGACTTACCGTACTGGCCGACACTCCTATTTGAAGAGCTATCGCTTTTTTGGGTCTTACCTTATTTTAGACCCAAAAATATTACATATCTTTGCTCACGGATTAATTGTTTATACTTCATAACAATACAAAAATAGTTAATCCTAAGGAGACTTCGGTCTCCTTTTTTATTGTATTGCTAATCGAATCTACACTCTCAGGGGCTATACGCCCCTGCCGCTGGGGCAAACCCGCAGTGTTTTTTTCATGGAGAACACACTACGAAGTTACACTTCTAAGTTGAATATTCCCACTACAATGAAAGTTTAAATAACGGATAGAGAGAACACTAAAAACTTTGATTCCGAGCCATGCGTTTTCACAAAATTATCCGACTTCGGAGGATAATTCAGCCTCCTGAAAGGGCAAGGCGTTTAGAGTTACTCAAATCGTTTAGGATAACTCTAATACAAAGATTCTATCACCTCTGTCAACTTGCTGTTTTTCTTCCACGTCTCAAGCAAACAAAGAAGCGGTGCGTATGTCACCTTCGGCCAGTTATTGACTGTTTGAAGTTCCGCAAAAACTTCCAATAACCGCTTTAAATCCTTTACCGGATTTTCCGGCAGGCAAGACAAGAAAGAGACAAACAGCACAGACAGTTCTTTGTTATGAAAAGATGATCTATTTATCAACATTTCGACAACCAAACCTGAAACTCTCTGCGCAGGAGCCCATTCCAACGCTTGGATCTTCCCCAATACCCGACCTAATGCCACATTGTCTATCAGGTCTTTTTCCACAAGTTCGCCCCAAAGATTCGCCGCACACAAACGAACAGGACGATCAATGCTCAACAGGCACACCGCCAGGTATGTCAAAGCCATCCCCCCTCTCCACTCCAAATCAAGTTCGCGCAGGGTATCAAGAGCAACCAGGTTAAGCCTTGCCAGTTCCAAATCGTTCCAATAAGCATCCCTTACGCGATCCCGCACCAATAAAGCCAACCAAATCCGAGGTGCATTCGGAGAAAGCAACAAAAATCTCTTCAGATCCTTCTCCCGCAAAGGAACCTTCCAAAAAGTTTCCACCAAAAGCGGAATACGGGAACAAGGACGATAAGCCATATATAAGGCATAACCTCCAAACCTCCACTTTATCGCAACATTCTTACTTGCCGGCGGAATCAACTGCAAGATACGATCGACTTTCCCAAACGGCTTTTCGAAAGTAAACACATCGCATGGAATATCTCCCGTCAGATAGGCCCGGTTCACAGCAGAATAAGGAAAATCCTTGAACTCGTCATAGACGGTATCAGGACTTTTGACCAAAGCGGCGGTCATCCAGACAGCCTGAAACGTAAAAGGACCATTAGGGCGTGCTTCCGGCTTGAACAAGAAAAGCAATAGCTCGCGATATTCGCCCGCCAACTCTTGTTCGGCTAACCGGACAGCCTCTTCCGTATCATCCAATGCCACACGCGAAAGTGCGATTTGAAAGTCCAGACTGTCCGGTTTGATTCTCTTTTTCTGATATGCAGACAACCGGGAGACAAGCACGGACGGATCGATCCAAGCCGGACGGTGGGTCGGTGTCGATAGCAAAGGCAGCGTATTATAATCTTTTATCCGGTTAAAAGCCAATTTTACAAGATCCAGATAGGGTTTATAGTCCTGAAATGATTGTTGTTTCGAGCTTTTGACACGTCTTTCCGATCCGGTAAGCATTTGAGCATAATCAAGAAGAAAAGACGCTGCCAGCACATCCAATTCTCCTACCCCGTCTTTTCCTCCCTCCACAACGGTACGGGCCATTTCGAAAACCGGAACCATACGTTCCACATCCTCCTGCTTTACAAACGGATGCATACAGGACAAAGAAGCCAAAAGTAAATCGATATGGAAACTCTCTTCGTTATCCATCGACCGGCCCATCAGAGAAACCAGCCCATCCATATTCGTGACATCCGGAATACGCATTTCTTCCCGAATGAAGGGTTGCTTTTCTATTCTTTCCATACTACTTCAATATTGTGCGATACAAATATACGGAGAAAAATACACCCATCAGACAAAGTCTCCATTTACCCTTGTGTTTTCCGGTATTCCATGGGGGTCATGCCATATTTGTCTCTAAAAATGCGCTGGTAGGTTCGCACATTGCCAAAACCGGAATCGATAGCGACAGCCTCAATCGTATAATGCTTGAAATCTTTCAGCAGCACAAGCGAATAATCGAGTCTCAGCCGATTGATGTATCCGTTGAAATTTTCGCCTGTGAAAGTCTGCAATAACGGAGAGATACGATTTTTCCCAACAGGTGTCCATCAAGACGATGATCCTACGCCGACAGTTGTTGAAGAACCCGATTGGAAATTGGAATTGGTGGAAAACGATCCTGAACCGGAATGGGAAATGCCGGAAAGCGGAATCTATAAGGCTTCCGAATCTTTCCCCTTCATTGATGAAGGAGTGAAAGGCACCGAAGAAGAGCCTTTCACGATATCTTTACAACCTGTTATAAATTGACACTAAACTCCAATAAAAAGAAGGTGTGTCGTAATACCCGATGCGCCTTCTTTTTTTCGTTGACTATAAAAATCGGCTCATTTTTTTAAGCTGCGACATTTTGAGGATTTCTTTGATTTATGTGTTCGCAGCATCTAAATATAGCTACTGTAAGCTCATAAAACAGTCCAGTCAACCAATCCATACCTTCTTTAGCCATTTTTGCACATATCTTTTTTATATTGAAGGCAATGGCAAAGAAGGCAAAATCCATGAAGACCTTATCCTTTCCAAAATGGCGGAAACGTTTGTAATT